TGTCCTTGTAGAACCCCGGCAGAGCGAGGAGCGTCTTGTGCGGCTCTAACCGCACTTACGGTATCAGTATTTGTTTGACCAACCCCACTGACATCTCGATACAATTTCACAAGATTGCCCATTCCAACGGCTTCCTTAGGCTGTGTGGTAAATTCAAGAAAACCTTTAATCTCAGCATCTGACATTTTATAGTTATTCCTTAATTCGTTCACTGTATTGTTCAAATGCATTTCTGTCTGCATCTGAGCCTGTTGTTTAGCCATTTTCTTGGATACTACTTCATTCGCCATGTTTTCAATTTTATTTTTAACATATTGACTGGAAGCAGAACCATCTTCTGTAAATGCATCCCAAGGGTTGAATTCGTCTTTGCCTATACCGGGAGCTGATTCCTGTGCACCTTGCGGATTTGCAATGCCATCTTGCAATGTCTGTACCAAGTCAGGTCTCGACTCCAGAAGATTCACCAAAGGTTCATACTTTTTCAAACTATCTAATTCCGCTTGTGAGCGGTCATACATAGACTGAAATTTACGTACCTCTGCCTCATCTACTAAAGCCGGAGCTTCCTCGGGGACATTTGCAACCTGTTCTCCAGATTGCTCTGCAATGACCTCATCCACCAATGAACTTTCATCTCCATACGCTGTAGCTTCGACATTCGCCTCAATTTGTTCTAACGATTCCATGTTTTACTCCTTTAAGATGTCTCTAGGATTTTAGAGTAGAACCAGTTGCCTTATCAGCCTCACGGTTGATTCGGTTCGCTAATTTCTCTACCTCGAGCTTCACCTCTGTTTCAAGTTTATTACGTTGTACTCTTCTATCCGCTTTAGAATCGGAATTAACTTCGGAAAGTCGAGATTTAAACTTCTCAACCTCCACACGTTTCCTATCCTGTACGGATTCTCTTTGGGCTGTTTGCAAGTCTCCTTGCAAATTCTTTAACTGACCTTCAAGGGCTTGTATCTGAGACTGCATCTGTTGTTTCTCGTCTGTACGCCTCATAATGCCCTCCTTGTCAAAAATTTCCGGGTTCTTCTTGAGAACCTCATACCTGTCCACAATACCCAACTGGAAAGCCTCAAGATAAACACTGAGCTCTGCCCATTTATTTGTCGGCATTGTTGAACCGGGTTCAATTCTTATATCATGCTGTTCAATATTATATTTTTCTTTCTTGATGTCAACCACAGCACCGGATACATCAGTATAAAAATTAACCATAACATCCGTCTGGTCATTATTTGGCTGTGCAAGGCGAAACATTTTCTTATAGCTGTAATGCCCCTTAGACAAATTATAAATAACTTTTCCAAGCCTGTTAATAGAGAACTCTATGTCTCTCAGCTTTGATTTGGGTCTTTCACTACCCAAGGCTATCATTCTCTCCGTACCCCGAACAGTATCAGGAGCTTTATCTGAAAATCCGTGCATCATCTCGGGTAAGCCGAATATAAAGTCAATGTAAAACTCACATTGCTGTATTAACTTGTAGAATTCACCAGCTAGTGGTGATGGTTGTGGATAGTGCGGCTCACCCTGAGATGAATCTATTTCAATAACGGCATTGGGATTAGCCCAATCCTGCTCCAACTGCGATATATCATCAACACTACCAATCGGAACTAATAATTTTAAACCAGCAGATGCCTGAGCATGAGACAGCGCAAGAGACCACAATTTATTAAGAAGTCTCTGCATTGGTCTTGCCCTAGATATATCTGACTTAGGATAAGGGGTACCAGTCCAAACATTTGGAAGTGGAACAACAGGATAAATGTCTGAATTAAGAATATCCTCATAAAGAACTATCTCGCCTATCGAAGCACAAACTTTTACTCTAGTTTGATAAACCTGAGCAACTTCTAAGAATCCAGATTCTAATACATCTCTATGCTCTTCAGAAAACTGAGTGAATTCTTCTTCAGACAGTACCAATTCTTCACCATCCTGAATATTTACGACATGATAAAAAGGAACTTTTACTTTATAGAATCTTTCAAGTATCTGATACTTCTTAACATTCATATAATCTTTATCCTTCACCTCGGCGGGAGTAAAGACTTTCATTGAATTCTTGTTTTGCGCCGATGGATAATCTTCGCCGTTAGACTCGGAGTGCTCAGAAATACTATGCAACAGACCATCAGATACTTCACCAGTCATTGGGTCTACAACATCATCTAATTCCGGGTAAAGATTAATGACCTGTTCACCTGTCAGGATTGTAGATATAATAATACCGTCAGCATCATCATGCCAGCGGTTTCGCGAAGAAGGAGAAACGTATACCCTGAATGGGTCAAGATATGTGAACTTTACATCGCCTTTCCCGAAATTAGATTCTCTATCAATATAAGTATATAAATAACCCATACCAGTGGTAGCATAATCATGTATGGCTTGCTTCATTTGAGCATCGCCGTCTGATATTTGCCAGATATACCCAACAATAGTTCGCCAAACACTGGCAACCTTAACATCGGAGTCTTCTCTTGGGGTTATTGTAAATGCTGGGGGTCTCGCTGTGAGTACAGCCTTAAATTTTTCAACTGCGGATGATGTTCTGTCCATTGGGACATCTGCTTGATTTCTAGCCTGTAATTCATCTGATTCATCCGATGTAAAATGATTACCAAGATAAAAATCAATATCTTTACGAGCTTCTTCTTCCCAATCTACACGAGCATCGCTCCATTGATTGAATAGCTCCTGATTATATTCCGCTCTAGAATCTTTTTCCATATTAGGCATATTTATCTTAGTGGAATAGAGCCCCGTCCCTGATTAAGAGGATGCAAATAATCACCACTTGACTCTATAGCTTCGCCTTCACCACGGATTTGAAGTTCTCTTATAAGTTCCATTAATTTATTTGCCTTCATCGCATTCAGGCTATCTTGTGCCTCTCCTATTGCTCTTAACGAATCTTGTGGGCTTAGGCTATCTAAAGCACTTGCGGCATCAGGCATCCCTCCACCCGCACCCTGAATTACAGAACCAGCATACATAGACGGGTCAGCTTGTCTTTGGTTAATCCCTAGCGGGTCATTAGGGTCTTGAACTAAATCTCCGCCCTGATATCCCCTCGGCATTCTAAATCCACCCCTATATTTCCGGAGTTTCCTAGCATCCAAAAGCATCCTTTGTTCTTCTTCTATTGCTTTTTCTATTGCTTTCGACGCGTCATATCTAGGACGATTTGCCAAGATTGTTTTTGCAAAGTCTGGTATTTCCAAAGTTATATCTTGCGGCACCACTTCTTCATTGGCATCATGTCGGTACTTACCAAGAAGACCCGCCGATTGTTGTTTTCCAGCCCTAATCAACCCCTCAACCAATGTAGATAGAGCTCCTTTCTTATTCTCCACCAAGTCACCTTCTTGATAGCCTTCTGGTGAAACTTCTCCACCACCAAACATTGGGGACATATTCGAAAGTTGTGCCTGTTCAATCAATGCATCAATATTTTCATGAGCGGCATTATCTGAAACCGCATTCAACTGTCTTAAAAATGGTAATCCTAACATATCCGCTGACTCTCTTTTAATTACAAATTCTCCGGGAGTTAACATTGCCGGAACTGTATCTGTATTACCGCCCGGCATTAATCCCTAATCTCCACATGAACCAAATCATCAAAATTATTATCCTTAATTTCTCCGTCCGAGTCCCAATCTCCACCCCAGCGTATATTTACACCAAGTTGTTTACCAATACCTCGAACCATTCCTCCCATATAATGAAACCTTTCTCTATCTTTCCAATCAATAGGATAAGGCGCTAAGTCCACAGCCTTACCTGCCATATGTTTGGAATACTTAACCTTAGTGGCTCCTTTTTCAAGAAGTTCTGCCTGTCGTTCTCTGCTCCTAACTCCTTCAATAATAGTAACATCCATTATTTTGATAAGCTCATTAAGAACATTAACCAATTTAACATTAACGCCCTTTAAGCGCTCTTTTGACCTTTTTCCGAACTTAGGCATTGTATAAATTATACATAATATATTGACAGAAACACAATAAAAACATCAATTTAATTTAAGTTTTTGCACCCGTCACCCAATTATAAGCTTTTTTAAATTTATAATAATCTAATTTTTCCTGTTTCTTCTCAATGTCGTCAACACTCATTTTATCTGTTTTGGGTGGTTTTGCAAAGTAGTCAGCATAATATAAGCCATCTAACAAATCATCATTTCTCGGTTTTGGGTGTTCAAAGAACTCATCAACAATTTCTGTCATATGTCTGTAAATATATAATTTTTTTGAGTTTACAATCTGACCCAACGCCGTTTCCAGCCTATCTTCCTTTTTCATTTTCGCCGGAGGCTTAACTCCCTTAAATAATCCGGGCATCAATCTCTTTTCATTGGCAGACATCCTCGTCACCATATCCCTAACCATTTCTTGAGCGGCAACTGTTTCAATGGTTACTCTCCTGACAGGTCTATATTTTTTAGCATATTCTATAATTTTAGCGGGGACATCAAAAGCTGGGATACGTTCCCGAAAGTAATCAATAACATATCGGTTCTTATTGGAATCAACGCCCATGACCAGTATAACTTGAAAATCAGATGTTGCACTGGCGGTTGCCGCTAAGTCAACACCAATATACACATTAATAGGAATTGCATCTTCACCTTCAATAATGAACGGCATATTACCTCTCTTTTCAAACCTGCCGTTATAATATTGGATTCTGTCTATCTTAAATGCCGCATTTGTAATATCCCGGGCATCGTTCATGTATTCCTGAGCAAACTTATTAACCAAACCCGCTTCGATAAACTCACGTTTCTTCGCATTTAGTTTCTTCTTGGAGAACTGCGATTTCCATAATGGCTCATCACCCTCTAATGCACGGTAGAAGTTCACATCCCAAGGATATGTCCTTTTGTCCTCTTTGGCTTTCTTCCAACCATCATAGACCATCTGTAAAAATGAATCGTAGTGAACAATGGTGCCTGCAAGCCATATCCAGCCCTCGTTTCCGGGGGTCTCCTCAAGCGCAGGAAAAACCGTAGATACAATCCATTTCTTGATTTCAGACCTTCGCTCGGGAGTCTTGGTATTCAATTCGGACTCGAAGTCGTCAAGGACTATACCAGTATACCGGACATCTACCTCAGAACGACCCCTTAACCGCTGGGATGTTCCCTTGGCTATTACCCGGTCTCCCTTTGGAGTGACTAAATCTTTTTCTGTCCAACGCTTTCCGGCTAATCCACCATCCATATTGCCAAAATAATACTTAATCATCTTGTTATTCTCAAAATGGGAGCGGATATACTTTAAATGGTCAATAGCTTGACCCTGCTCCTCAGATACCCAAGCAACAAAATGCTGGCTATCCTCTCCGGCAAAGCAGAGTTTATGCATAATAGCGGCTTTTGCCATGACTGATTTGCCATGACCCCGGGGAATGATATTGCATATCCTAGCACCGGGTTTCATATCAATCATCTTTTTAGCCATATCGTAGTGGAAGGGGGCGCTCTCCGATTTATTCAGAAAGTCTCTCGGCAGAAATGCTCTGCCAAAGTAAATCAAATTATTAAAAGCACTCAAAAGAACGTCATCACGCTCTTTCATGTCACTTGGTGAAGGGTTTATATTAAAATTATCTTTTATCACGCTTCCGCAATCTCTTGGTCATATAAATCAAATTCTCCGATATTCACCATTTTATCCTGTAAATCGAACACACTGTCACATATATCACACATCCAGCCATCTAAAGTATTAAAATTGTCAACTAGTGGCATTTTATTCATTATGTTATGACCCAACAACTGACAATCGCAGGCTGGGCAGAACTCGGTACCGCATATCAACTCATGCAGTTCAAGCTTGGTGGCGAATCTAATGGGGATGAGTATGCTATTCTTCCTGTCCATGCTCCGGTAATACCCCCGCCTTGAAAGCATTAAGCTTTTCTTGACTAAAACCGGTGAATTCTTGAATCAGAGCAAGAGACTCAGTTTTTTTCTCGGTATTTAACATACCGGCTATCTTCATCAGGGTCTCTAGCGCCCTTAATTTATCCGAATCCCGGGTACTGTTCTTGTCAACAATCCCCTTGGTCTCTTCCAGTAAATATGTTTTTGTAATTCCACTATCGCTTAACAGGACTTCAATCTCTTTATCTATCAAGTTCATTACCTTTTTGTTTTTTAATAAAATCTGAATTCGCTTTTGAGCATAATTTTTACTCTCACAATCAGGAAAAGCCTTCATGTAGGCATCAAGAGGCTGAAGCCCCGATGCAACATACTTAGCAAAAATTCGTTTTTTTACGGATAACCTGCCATTTAAGGTCTTTTCATACCAAGAAACCTTGCCAAACCGCCATATGTCCCCAACTGGGTCACCACCTAAAAATGCAGTTCGCTCGCAATTTGCCATGCCAAGCAAGGTTCTAATGTAATCTACGCTCTTTTTGTTGTGAGCGATTGAGCCCCGCCTGATAACCTTGGTTACCTTGCCATCATCCGACTTAATCCATTGACCAGTCTTTGCTGTCCGCCAGTTATTATGTATCTTCGATTTCGGTCTAGCACTCCGAAATTCCTTTTCATCGTCATATAATACATATTCCTGACCTTTTATTGTTCGCTTATACATAGAGAGCCGCTCCCACGCTATGTTTTCACACTCGCCTGTCCTACTCCCTCCGGACTCTCTGCCCTTGACGGTCTGTTATACAACAGGTCACCGTCAGGTAATAATTCAAACTCTTTTAGACATTTGGCTCGCGCTACTATTTCCATTAACTTTCCGCATACAGTAGATGTTGGGTCAATTATATCCGACATATCTATCTCATCAGCCAACCTTTTTAACTCATTACAGTTTTCAAATGTATTGGCAGAATCATAAGAACTGATTAAAGTTCGATATTTCCGGTTCCTACTGGATGCCCTGCTTAATTTCATACGATAATTTATAACAACAAGTCATCAAGATAGAAGAAAAATAAATATATTGTAAAAATATGACTTTTATAGCTACAACAGACTAAAATAGTCGTATATAACTTTTAAATAACTGCGGTACTATAGTATTAGCTAAGCTATATCAAATAGTAGAATAGTAGCTTACAGGATATAAAATAGTAGAATAGTATCATAGTATTAACATAGCTATATAACATAGCTATATATAACATAGTTATATAAAATAGTACCCGAATCTAAACTAAACAAGAAATTTCTAAAAATTTTTAAAAAATAATATAAGTATGGGTGTCTCTCTTATTATTACATGGAGTACCCCCCTAATCCGGTTTGGGGTTGAATAAAGTGTATTGAGTTTTTCCTTTTCATTCGGTTGAGTAGGTTGAAACATCTGAAACTTAATGACTCTCTCATTATTTTCACCACATACACCCATAAAAAACTTTAAACTTTTTCAATTAAAAGTTATTCACATATATTACACTACATTATGCATACGTAAGTACAGTAATAATAACAACTTATTGCACTCATATACATACTTATCCACAAGTTATCCACAGGTGTGGACAGGATGTGTATAACCTATACAAAAAGGGCGGTTAAGCCCTCGTCACATACTATGTTTACTACTATGTTTAATACTATTATTGATATTTATATCTACTATAGTATTTATCATATTATTTTAATATCAAATTCCCATCCCCACTTAACCCCCCACAAATTAATTTAAAATACTTTGGAACTTTTAATATTCAGTAGCGTGTAAGCGGTATGAAATCAATAAATAACACGGAGTAAAAAATGAGTAAACAAAGTAAATTAAATAGAATAAATAAACTTGAATTAAAATTTTCTAATTTGAGTAAAAAAATCGAAGAAACAGAAAATAGCATTTTTTGGCTAGAGGAACATGAAACAGAATTATCGATAATGGGATTTAAAAATTCCTTTGGTAATAAATACCATAATAAATATGATAGGCTTGAAAATAAAAGATATACATTAGAAGAAAAGCAAGGCGAAGTACAGGATAAAATAGATTTATTGATGGAATCAGTAGGTCTATCATATTAAATAATTAAAATAATTTGGAACTATTTTTAATTACAAGCGTATAACAAATAATAAAACGGAGAAATAACAATGAGGAATTTTAATAATAATTATGGAGAGATTAATTCTCTCTTAACTGAAGAAGAATGCTATACAATAGGCACTAACGACGGAAAAGAATTTAGAAGAGTGGTTTATAAAGGAACCAAGCTTTTAAATGGAAAACTAATGATGGTATTTAAAACAAAAGACAATAGTCGGCTAACGATAAATCCATCGTTTCACACATTTACTTTAGAAGAAATCCCCTTGCCTCAACCTGAGGATTTAGGGGTATTGAAACAATAAAACGGAGAGCATAATGAACCTACTAACTAACACAAACCAAAAAATAAAAAAGACAGGCAAAATGAACGGGGTTAGATTATTTGAATTCAACTTGCCGGCTATTGATTCTTGCCCGTTTGCTAAAGATTGTATTTCGTATTGCTATGCTCACAAAGGCACATATTTATATAAAAATGTGCAAGACAAATACAATTTCAATTTCAAACTAACTGAGAATAAAACCGAGTTTAAAAAACTTATTCAATCTGAGCTTGAAAGTAAAAAAGTGGAATATGTGCGGATACATAGTAGCGGAGATTTTTATTCGCTAAAATACCTTAAAACGTGGGTAGAAATTGCACAGGACAACCCTAATATAGTTTTTTACGGGTATACCAAAAGCGTCCCATTCTTTAAGCATATAAACGCACCTAACAATTTTGTTTTTTGTTTTTCTACAGGTGGTAAAAAAGATAACATGATAAAAGACACGGATAAGAGGGCGGTCATATTCAAGAGTTTAGACGAATTAAAAATAAATGGATATACTAACTGCACAGAAAACGATATGGCAATGATAACAACGGATAAAATAGGTTTGGTGTACCACTAAAAAAAAAGGAAACAATAATGAATAAAGCAGAAATTACTAAAAATAAATATTTAAAAAGTTTATTTAATTCAATTCGTAGTGAATTAATAGAACTTGTAAGTAATGCGGAAAATAAGCCACATACGACTCAAAATAACTATGGTAGATACTTAAGCCTTCTAACAATGTTGAAAACAAGTACAGGTTTAGATAATGCGGTTGAATTATTGATAATGGCTGGGGGGAATAAGCGGGGGATATTAGATGCAAAAAAAATATTAAACTCAGGTGGGAATTAAACTAAATTGGAACTTTTTAATAAATAGGTCGTATAACAAACAATAAAACGGAGAAATAACAATAAAACAATCAGTAAATATGTACCAATTCGAGAGAGCATTTAAAAACATGGACAGGGGTGACCAGTTCTCATATGATGGATTAAAAGCCTTGTATGAATACTTGGTAGAATATGAAGAAGATACAGGCACGGAAGTAGAATTAGATGTTATTGCCCTTTGCTGTGAGTATGCAGAGTACGACAGCCTTAAAGAATTTCAAGCGAACTATGGAGAAGAATACGAAAGTATAGAAGCGATTAGCGATGAAACGGCATTAATTCCCATTGATGATGACTCATTTATCATTCAACAATTCTAAAAAAGGAAACAATGATGAACAATCTCAATATACCATCAAAGGGTTCTTTTCGTTATTATGACGGAATTACTTCAAAATTAAAACCATTAGAAATAGGGGGATATATTGAAATACCACATAGTAAAGCAAAGAGTAGTTATAACTGTGCAAATCAGATAGGTATAAAAGTCTGCACAAGAAAAGTTAATGAAATCAATACGAGAGTTTACAGAATAAACTAATTTGGAACTTTCTAATAAATAGGTCGTATAATGCCATATCCGATGAAAAAAAAGGAAACAACAATGAAAAAAACAGCAATGGACATGATATGTCAGGCAACAATTTTAATTTTCTGCACATTACTATCGATTTTTATGCTATACGGATTTGCAAAAGTGCTTTATTATTTATTACCATAAACAAACAAAAAAGGAAAATAAGCAATGAATAAAAAATACATTAAACAAGCATTTAGTCACGATGGAGTTCAACTTGGAAAAGGTGCGATGGAATTAATTGAGTATGAATTAAAGTTGCAGGTAAGCAGGATGGCACGAAAGTGCAAGGATGGTAATGTTAAGCGATTAACACCTGAATTATTTTGGGTCGCAATGGGGAGATTCAACAATGACCAAAACTAGAACCTGTAAAGGGTGTAATGTTAGTCATAGTATAGATGATTTTGCTATGGCTGGTGCTAAAGATAAGTCTGGTAATCCATACAGGCGGTGGTATTGCATCCCAAATGGGTGTTACTGGTCACATAAGAAAAAAACTCCTAATGGTAGAATATCAAAAGCCCGTATAATACGAGAATACAAAGCAAAATTGTCTTGCTGTGAATGTAATTATTCCCTTAAAAAACGGGGGAAAAGATTTACTACTTGGGCTTTACAGTTTCACCATCACGATTCCACCAAAGAGGCGAATGTTGGTCAGATGGTGTCGGACGGATTCGGGCTGTCAAAGATATTCAAAGAAATTAAAAAGTGTATTGTTTTATGTGCTAATTGTCACATGGAATTACACGGCAGACAAAGTTATTGATGAACAGACATACACCAATATTTATTTTTCTAATGATGTGTCTATTAATACTATTATTAAATTGGAATTGTGCATCATTGATGCAAGTGTCAAGGCATGAATTTAT